TTTTTTGAATGTAGGTACATTAAATACTATATTAACTATAATGTAAACACTTTAGATGATATTTGTGCAGAAATGTTTATATGCTAAAATCGGGGTTCACCAAACTCAATTTGAGGCATCGTTACATGAGCGACGAAATCGTGGATAACCAAACAGAAGAAACAGTTGTAGAAACCCAAACAGAGAAAACATTTACGCAAGAAGAAATCGACAAGATTGTCGCTGACCGAGTAGCAAGAGAGCAGCGCAAGTTCGATAAGAAACTATCTGGGATTGACCTAGATGAAGCCCGCCAACTGCTAACCCAGAAAGAACAGGTGGAACAGGACAAGATGAAAGAGCGCGGCGAGTTCGAGACAATACTAAAGCAGACTGTCGAGAAGAAAGACAGCGAGATTAACGCCTACAAGACCAAGCTACAACAGACCCTAGTTGATGGGGCTATTCTGGGTGCGGCAAGCAACAACAACGCAGTCAGCCCAGAGCAAGTGTCATCGCTGCTTAAAGGCCAAACCCGACTGGGTGAAGATGGAACCGTAGAGGTGTTAGACAACAACGGCACACCGCGTTACAATGACAGCGGTGACTTGCTTTCCGTCAATGAGATGGTCAGCGAATTTCTTACAGCTAACCCACACTTTGTTCGAGCCAGTAAAGGCGGGACAGGTTCGCAAGGTAACGCTGGTGGCTCTACGTTGAAGCCTCAATCAACGGTTAATGATATGGTCGATAACTGGAACGATGGTGGTCGTGAGGCTTACCGCGCTCTAATGAAGGCTAAAAAATAATTTTAATCTAACCTATTGAGGTAATACAAATGTCTGGTCCTACTACTAGCACCACACTTGACGACCTGTTTGCGAATATTATCGCGCAGGCACGTTTCACTGCTGAAGAGCAATCCCTAATGATGGGCTTGGTAACTCAGTACAACATCGCTAACGAAGCTGGCAAGACTGTCCAGATTCCTAAGTACCCTGCAATCGCTGCGACCGACCTTACTGAAGGTACGGACATGAGTTCAACCCAAGTCTCTACTAGCTCAGTAACTGTTACTGTTGGCGAAGTTGGTGCGCAGGTTGTTCTGACTGACATGGCTGCATTCGGCGCGGGTAACCCTGCTGTTGAGCTTGGCACTGTACTTGGTAACGCTATCGCTACTAAGATGGACAAAGACCTTTTGGCTCTGTTCTCTGGCTTTAGTTCTGGTCTAGGTGCTGCTGGCGCAGAAATTACTGTTGCTGATCTGTTCAAGGCACAGGCTACTCTGCGAGCTAACAAGGTTACTGGTAACTTGGCTGCTGTACTGCACCCATTCCAAGCCTACCAAATCAAAGCTGGCCTGACTAACACCTTCGCTAACCCGAATGGTGGTGACGCTCAGAACGCCGCTATGATTAATGGCTACGTTGGCACTATTGCTGGCATCGACGTTTACGAGTCAGCTAACCTGACTGTAGATGGTGCTGGTGATGCTGTTGCCGCTGTATTCGCCCCTGAAGCTCTTGCTATCGCTATGAAGCGTGACTTCGGTATTGAATCACAGCGCGATGCTTCACTGCGAGCCTTCGAGCTGAACGCAACTGCCGCTTATGGTGTTGCAGAGCTTGATGATACTTTCGGCGTGAAAATCACTGCTGACGCTGTACTTTAATTAGTGCTGATTCCCTGCCCCCTTTACTGGGGGTGGGGTTTTATTTAGGAGATGTGATGGCTATTACATACCGAGGCGAACGCTTTGAAGGGTACAATAAACCCAAGCGCACCAGTAAGCACCCAACCAAGAGCCACGCCGTACTCGCAAAAGAAGGCGACAAGGTTAAGCTGATAAGGTTCGGGCAACAGGGCGCAGATAACAAGCCACCAAGAAAGAACGAAAGCGAAGCTGATAAGGCAAAGCGCAGGTCATTTAAAGCGCGATTCGCTAAAGACATTGAGAAAGGTCGCAAAGACAAAACCGCATCGGCGGCATACTGGGCAGATAAGGTGAAGTGGTAATGGCATTTTCTAACGATGGCGACCTGATGGAAATGGTGCCAGATATTCTAAATCTGGGCATTGATTCTTTTGGCGAAGAACACGCAAGAGCGCAAGCAGACATTGAGCGCAAGATACGCGCCGACTGGTGGGACAAGCGCGGCTATAGCGGTGAGCTAGTACCTAGCAAGCTAACAGACAGCCAGTGGACTCGATGCAGTGTTTACCTTGTACTCTGGAAGTACGCTCTGCCTAAGCTAACTAACTGGGTAGATAATGACCGATTTCTTGGCATGATTGATTTCTACAAGTCTCGCTACGGCGAAGAGATAGAAGCAGTGTTCCGCGATGGCGTTGACTATGACGCTGATGGTGATGGAACTGTAACGGATAAAGAGAAAGAGCCTATCAACTCAGGCAGGCTAGTTCGCTAATGAATATCAATATACAGCCGCGAGGGTTTAGGACTGCAAGCGCAGCACTGCGCAGAAACCCTAGAGAGCTTAGAAAGCTACAGAAGCGCGGCTTGCAACGAATAGCGTTGATTGGTATTAACATTATTCAGGACAGGACGGCTGAAGGGCAGGGCTACAAGGACGGAGCGTTTAAGCCCTACAGTGAAAGCTATGCCGCGTTTAGGGCTGAGGAAGGCAGAACGCTAACTCCTAACCTTACCATGTCCGGCAATATGATGGCGGCTATGACAAGCAAGGCTAATCACAAGCAAGCCGAAATATTCTTTCGGGGCGCAGAGGAGTCTAGCAAGGCTGCATACAATAATCAGACCAGACCCTTTTTCGGGTTTAGTCGCGACGAAGAACAAAGATTGCTTAGAGCTTTTGAAAGGTTTATCCGATGAGCGTTAGAGAAAGTATTGCAAACAATATAGTCGATACCTTGCGCGACAGTGTTATACAGCCTGTTCGCGTTAAGTACGTCACCCGCGAGCCGTTTGATTTTACCAAACTGTCTAACGCGCAGTTTCCAGCCGTACTGGTTAGAACTGCTAGTGAGGATAGAGAGGACAGCTCAATAGCTGGCTCTATGGGTAAGCGCATGGCAAGTATTGAATATGAGCTAGTGTGCTTTGTTAAATCGGGTATTATTGACCAAGCTAGAAACAACATAATTGAAGCCGTTGAAGAAGGGCTTGAACAAGACCGCACGAGAGGCGGGTTTGCGCTGGATACCCAGCTAACTAACATTGAAGTCGATGAGGGTTCTATTGACCCTGTCGGCGGTGTAATTTTAACCGTCCGCGTTGTATACGAATACACTCGCGGCACAACTTAAATAGAAAGGTGATTTAAAATGGCTACACATACAGGCTCAACAGGCGTAGTGAAATTAGCAGCTTCGGCGGGTTCTGAAGCTGTTGTTGGTGAGGTGCGCTCTTACACTATCGAAACCAGTGCTGACACTATCGAAGATAGCATCATGGGTGACACTGCCCGCACATACAAAGCAGGTCTTGAAGCTAGTACGCTTTCTCTAGAATGCTACTGGGACGACACAGACGCACAACAGCTTGCACTAGATGCCCGCGCTGCCATCTTCTTTGAAATCTATCCTACAGGCACTGGCACTGGTGAGAAATACTACACCGGCTCAGGTAATGTTACGTCTAAGTCAATCACTGCTGCTTTTGATGGTATGGTAGAAGCTACTTTCGCTATTCAGGTTAGCGGAGCAGTTGTTGAAGCAACAGCATAACCCCACTACGACAGGAGAAATCAAATGGGATTAGCAAAAGAACTTAGAAACAGACGCACCGTTAAAGCTACTAAAGTATCGGTGCAGGGCTGGGCAGATGAAAAGGGTAAGCCCTTTGTTATGTACTGCAAGCCCATTACCTGCTACGACATCAACGAGCTGCAAAAGAAGCATAAGACAATATTGGAAGCACCTACTATTGCTGCCATGGTCGATATGGTTGTTTTAAAAGCTGAAGATGAAGCGGGAGACAAGCTGTTTACCAGTGCCGAGGATAGAATTGATTTGATGGGCGAGCAGACTGATATTATCAGTGACATTGCCAACCAGATGTTTGCATCTATCGTCGACGTTGAGGCTGCTGAAAAAAACTAAGAGCCTCTCACCTTCGCATGAATATGATTGCGTTGGCTGAGAGGTTGCACCTAACCATAGCAGAAGCAGAGCAGATGAGCCTCTCAGAAGTTAATGAGTGGTTCGCCTACTTCCAAATAGCGAGCGAGCAGAATGGCACTACAGACTAGAATAATCATTAAGGCAACAGCTACTAAAGCCATGAAAACCATGTTGGCTTTTGGCGGCGTTTTAAAGAAGATTACTTTTAGTGTGTTCTCGATGCGTTCTGCCTTGGTTGCTCTTGGCGGTGCTGCTGGCTTCGGCTACATGGTTAAAAGCTCATTAAATGCTACAGACTCGCTGGCAAAGACTGCGGCAAAAATTGGCACAACTACTGACGCGCTTTCTAAGCTTCAATATGCTGCAAGTATTACAGGCGTTGAGCAAAACACCCTAAACATGGCTATGCAGCGATTTACACGCAGAACTGCGGAAGCGGCTAAGGGAACAGGCGAGGCTAAGGGTGCGATTAAAGAGCTTGGACTAGATGCCACAAAACTGCAAAAATTACCGCTAGACCAAAAAATGATGGTGCTGGCAGATGCTTTTGGCAACGTAGACAGTAAGGCAGATAAGCTCAGAATTGCGTTTAAGCTGTTTGACAGTGAAGGTGCTGCGCTTGTTAATACCTTAGCTCTTGGCGCAGATGGGATGAGCCAGCTTTTCGACAAAGCAGACTTGCTGGGAATAGTAATGTCTCAAGATGCAGCTACAGGGGCAGAAGCTGCTAATGATGCGCTTTCAGATCTGTTCTCAGTAGCTAGAGGATTAAAAGACCAATTCTCAGCGGCACTTGCACCAGCTATTACTAAGGCTGTTAATACATTTACCAACTTCATTATTAGAAGTGCTGACGCTAGTGGCGGCATTCAAAAATTAGCGCAAACATTGGCTGTTGACTTCTTGAATGGTTTAAAGGCTGCACTAGGTGCTTTAGATAGGTTCGCCACAGGCTTAGATACAGTAATTGCCAAAGCTCACAAATTCTTTACAGAGTTTGAAACCCGCGCACTGCAAAAAGAAATGAAGGACGTAGCCGCGGAAATGGGTAGGCTTGGTCTTCAGGTTAAGCATTTAGAAGATGGCGGTATTCCGAGCGTTTGGCAGTACATAACGGACGGGGGGCTAAAAGCGCAAAAAGGCGACATTCAAGACCTTGGCGCAAAATATGTGCAACTTTTCCAGCAGCTACAAGCAGCGCAAAATGGTACTGAAGATTTTGGTACAAGCCTTGGCGATATTATTGACATGGAAGGCGTTAATAGTTTCTTTGCGGATATAACCGCAGATATCGGAAATATGGGCAAAACTGCACCTGCGGTCTTAACTGATTTAGTAGATACAACAACTCTCCTTGAACAGTCATTTGACACCGCGAAAGCCAGTTTCAAGGATTGGGGTGATTCTCTGCCCTCAATGCAAGACAACATTAAAAGCCTTACTACACAAGGCTTAGACGGTTTAACTGATGCACTTACTGCAGGTGTAACTGGCGCGGCTAACTTTAAAGACGCTATGCGGGATATGTCTAAAAGTGTGGTAGACAGCTTAATAAAAATGGTTATTCAAAAATATGTTGTAGATGCTGCGTTCGGCGCTCTTGTTGGTTGGATTGATGGTTTGGGCGGCGGCACGACCCCAGTTGCAGGTTCT